CTGAGAAGTTTCTTTGTGTCTATATCATATTGAACGGCACTCTCCCCATATCTTCGTTTACCTGTAGGAGTCAACCCAAGGTCTTTTATATCAGAATGTTCCATCAATCTAACTAAGACTATAACATCTATTAGCTTCTTGCTTACAACATCCAAACCGTCCCTCTCTAAAAAATGTAGATCAAATTTTATGTTGTACCCTATATACGATTCAACTTTAGAATTTAATAACTCTATTAGTTGTACTAATTTCTCAGGGCTAAGATTTTCACCTTGGTGGTGTCGAAAAGGATAGTATTGGGCTAATCCATGAATATTTGGTTGCCCCACACCAATACCACATATCTGATTATTTTTATATGGTTCTAATCCATTTGTTTCTACATCAATGACCAAGGTCGGGTCTACCTCTAAAACCGACCTCAGTTCATCAATTTCTGACTGAAAGGAGTCATTGGTAACTACGGACATAATGTCATATGCCCTTCTTAGAATAAGTTATCTTCTTCTGACTCTTCACTAGCAAAACCCCCTTCAGGTACACTGAAAGTACCATATCTCTCAAAGAAATAATCTTTGATTAAAGGTAAGCTATCAACTTCAGCCATTTTTTCCTCTGGAATCTTTTCAGATTTCGGAGTAGCTGTAATTGAATATGAAGTATCATACATGCCTTGTCCAGTTCTTTTTACTCTAATTACACCTTTGTTCAGTGCTCCCCAGTCGCTATACACATCTACTAGCTGATTCCATATATAGTCACTTCGACCAAAGTTTAAAGCTATGATTTTAAAGTCGTTCACATCTTCTCTATATACTTTCTTCCCAGCAGGTCCTTCAACTTCTTCCCAACTGTCATTCCGTTTCTCTGTATGAATCACGTTGTGCACATATGCCCACACAGCAAACTTGTGAGTTGGGTAGTTTTCAGACGGGATAGCACTAGTATCTACTCTGTCGTCTTTTAAGACATTGGTAAAACTATTGCCCACCCGTAATGTGTATAAATAAATTTCATCTAAGTGCTTGTCTTCTTCTGCTCCAGTAGCTATGGATGACATGAAGACTTGATCTCCATCCTTAAACCATAACTCTCGACCCGGTGCATTACTAGAAGTTACAGGCTTCCTAGAATCGTCTATTTTCTTTTGTATTTTTGCAATTCCACTCATTGCTTTTCTCCTATTTAAAATATTGTTGTATTTGTCATCACCCTGTCCAAAACATCTTTGTTACGAATCTCTTGAACATCTTTATATTTTTTTGGTAACTTTAAATATGATAACAGAAATCTGTCTTTCATGTCAAATGTCGCCTTAGACATTCCCTTAGCTCCAGCAGTGTCATTATCCAATGATAACACAACTTCTGAAGGATTCAAAGAACTAATCAACTCTAATTGTTTTCTTGATATGGAAGCACCTAATATAGCTACGCTTGGGTAACCATATTGATGCAACCACATACAGTCTAAAGCTCCTTCAACCACAAATATCTTACTGAAGTTATTTATCTTATCAACCCCAAACAACACTTGTGATTTTTTAAACCCCTTAGAAAACATATATTTAGGTATAGCCTTTTGTCTCCTATATATCCACCCTACATAGTTTTCTGTGTTGTCCCTTACTGGAATCATAAAGTCAGAAAATTTGTTTACTTTGCAACCCCAGTCGTTTATTAGACTAGGTAAAAATCCTCTGTCATAAATCCAATGATTCGATGGGACAGCTCTTTGATCTTCGGGTTCTACATATACATTTTCAGTTTCTGTGTTTTGGTATTCATCTAAAAAAGATAAGTCTAAATCTAATTCTTCAACCTCAAATTCTGCGTTTATTTCAGACCAAGGTTTCCCAGAATATTTTTGTAAAAATGATTTTAGGTTACCTTGTCCGCAACCAGCAAAACAAATCCAAACTCCTTTTTCTATATTTATGGCACATGATTTTCTTTTATCTTCATGAAAAGGACAGTTTAATAAAACCTCGTCTTCATGTTCTACATCTATGCCATAACGTAGTAATGCTGAATACCAGTCTACCATTAGCTACGCTTCTTTGTTTTGGTTAGGAATATAACTACTTTATTTTCAAAGCCATTTTCGTCTACAACTCTTCGTTTCCGTATATCACCTACGGTAATATTAGTTACAGGTTTACCTGCACCTTTACTTCTTCCTGTTGTGACTATAATGTCATCTTCGCTATCTCCTGTAATCCATGATAAAATTCCCATTTTATACCTCCTTAAAAGTCATCATCGTCCCAATCCCAATCTGGGATTTCGTTTATTGTACCATTGTCTACACTCCATTGCATTACCAGATTATCTTGTGCTAACTCACCATCTCGATATTTTTGGAACTGAACTAGTCTTTTATCGTCATGGTGTTCGACCTTAGCTAACGCTAATGCGACATCTGATGAACGTATCAAAGCGTCCCCAAAAGCAACTTGTGCTGCTGATGGTGGAACGTATACATTTTCTGCGTCCCTGTTTGCTTGTGTTGATACCATAATTGGAGTGTTTGTTGATATGGCTAAGTTTTTTAAGCCATAGAAAATACCATGAGATTGCTCCCATGCAGCCTTAGTTGTGTCTTTTGTAGTCAATAAATAAACCCCATCTATAACAACAAAGCTTGGGTGATGTTTTCTAATAAGACTTGCAATTGATTCTAAGGATATACCCGTTTGTCCAGCAACTCCATCACAAATCAATAAAGAATGTTTATTTGATTCTTTTAGAAATTTTATATACGAATCAACATTTATGTCATCACCATGTCTTAATGCCCTATGAGAAAAATTATACCCCATCATTTTAGCTAAAGTCACGTCTAATCGCATTGCAATCTGTGTGTTAGGCATTTCTGTAGATATAAGTAATGTTTTATGTCCATTATAAACTGCTGTTGCTGCAGAATGAACACATAGCCATGTTTTACCTATAGTTGGACGAGCAAATGCAGCTATTAGTTCTCCGGGTTGCCACCCTATACCAGCTTGGTTTATGAAACTAAAGCTTGTAGGAACCCCCATAAGACCATCACCCATTTTACGTCTTCTAGTTCTTTCTTTCCATTCAGCTAATCTATCTGTCTCTCCATCATCATAAGTCTGAATATCTTCATCATAAATTAAATCCACATCAGACAAACCACTCATTATATTTGATAAGGCTTGTTTAGGATTTTCCTTTACCAGCTCTCTTTGTTGTTGAACCGTTGTTACTACAGCTCGTTGTAACACTTGATTTTTAAATATATCTAAAGCATATTCTAATGATTGTGTTTTTGCTGATGGATTCAATGATGGAAAGTTCTCGATTAAAACTTCTTCGCTAGGAAAAGTATCATATTTATCCAAATACTCTCCTAAAAACTTAAATGCATCTCCATGTTTAGCAAAATCATTAGAATGATAGGTAAAGTTTTTCAACTTGTCGTAATCGGTAATACCAAATATGATAGCTGATTCTATAAATTCATAACTGGGGCTAGACATTATATTCCTTCTTTAGTGTATAAAACTCTATTATTTTCATTATGTATATAATAGTTTATATCACTAGTTGAAATTTTGTCAATAAAGTCTTTAGCTTCCTTAAATGTGTTAAATTCAGCCTCCAACCAAAAATCAGTATTTTTTTCTGCTAAAACTCTAAAGGTTTCTTGTGGTGTTCGTACTTTAGTTTTTTTCTGTATTAGTCTTCCGCTACGTCTGGTCCTTCTTGGCATTTGTATCCTTCAATTGATGTAATTTATCTCGTAAAGATTGTCTAACTTTGTATGCAGACTCCCCTAAATCTTCTGTAATTTCTTCCATTGTTAAACCTTCTAGTTTTAATTGTAAAAATAATTTTTCTTTTTCACTTAACCCTTGAGAATTTATCCATATATCAGCTTCTACCTCTTCTGTGTAGTTTTTAGGTTCAACCATAGCTGCGGCAATTTCTTTAGGTATTGTATTGCTCCCATCAAATGTAAGGTCTATACTTCTAGCTATAGGTTTGCGTTGTGCTTTTGTAATCAATGTCCTAATTGTATTGACTAACGAAGTGTGTAAGTATGTATGGAAGATAGCCCCTTTGGAGTCATCATATGCACGAGCTGCTTTGACTAAAGCTATTCTAAGTTCTTGTGCTAAGTCTTCTTTATCTAATCCTACAACGTAAGAATTTGAAGACATTTTCTGAATTTTAGGTTCCCATTGGGCAACTAGTTCGTTATTAATTTCCATACTTAAATATTAGCAAATTTTTATAAAAAAACAATTATTTAGATAAGGCTTTTTCAGAACTAGCTTTTTTAAAACAAGACATACTACAGTAAATACTATCCCTATATCTTTTTTTGTAGAAAGGTATCTTACAAAACCCACATTCTATTTTAATATTATAGTACGAAAATCTACATTTTCCTTTATGAATTTTGCTATTACCAACTAGTATTGGCTCATTACACTCTAAACAATAGTTCACTTTACGTTTTTTTACCCGCAAAGTTGGCATGTTATTCTTTTTCAAGACTTTATGAATATACTGTCGAGTAAATCCAAAAACCTTTCCTATCTCTTGTAAGGTATCAAAGGGATTGTCTTGTCGATGTTGAACGATTTTAGAAATCGTTAATTGACGTTTGTTCTTTCTCGTATGCTTTGACATCTTGTGCAAGTTGATTTTTCCATGCGGTTGCTAAGTAATCTGCTGTTATTGTAGAGTCATCTCCTATAGGTTTTAACCAAGCAGATGCTGCTGCTATCCTAGTCCATTGTGCTTCTGAAAACGTTATTGTTACTGTCACATCTCCTTCTGCCATTAGCTATCCTCCTTTAATTTTTTTATTTCTTGACGTAATTTTTGTACTTCTTTTAATAGCATAACAGATAATCCATGGTATTTAACTGATTCCGGGTTACCCTCTGAATTATAATTTATAAGTTCAGGTAATACTTCATTAACATCTTCTGCAATCAACCCAATATCTTTTTGGTCATCTTCTTGTTTTTTATACTTATATATTTTAGGACTCAATTCATCTAATTTGTTTCTATCATATTCTAAATCTTTAATATTTTCTTTATATTTTGCCGAACTAGATTTTAGTGCTAAGACGTTACCTGATGTTACAATAATATCGGTACCCGATAAACTTGAGCCTGTAAACTTAACAGTCCCACCCGCTGTTAGTTCAATAGCTTTGTGGTGTATGCTTCCTAAATTGGTTACTGACAAGTGCCCATTTGTACCTGTAAATCCAGTCATCGTTTTAGTACCTGTAAATTGAGCATTCGAATCAACATTTAACCCACCTGCATCAGATAAAATTCTTGTTCCGGACGTTTTTAAAGGGCTCCCTACACCATTAGAATCCTTAACTGAAGCATGAACATCAAATGCAGCTCTACCAGTGCTAACTGCATTACAATAACCTATAATTTTAATTTCGTCATCATAATCAGCCGCTATTATAGCTGCAAAATTAGATTCTCTAATAGTGGTTAGTGTTGTGTCACCTTTTTTGTAATATATTATATAATTGTGAGATGTACTTAAAGTTTCAAGTGCCGAAGTATTCCCAGCGGCTATGTCATAAGTTTCATCAGCAAAATATAGTTTACCTGCAGTAGACCCATCTCCATCTTTAGACCAGTTTACTTGTGTAGCAGACGTAGAAGTAAATTCTATATCTGTTGCTATAGGACCTTGTTTAGCCATAGCTTCTTTAAAGTCCGCTTCTTCTTTATCTGAAAGTCTATCTGCTAATTGAGGTAAAAACCCTAAATCTGCCGAACCTCCTTCTTGAAGACTAGTTGCTTTTACTAAGTCATATTCTGTCATTGACATTCCGGGACCTTCTGTATAACTAACACTGGTAATAAGGAAATTAGAATCCATGCCTACTGCGTTGTCTTTTACTTTACATACATCTCCCGCTCTAGTCGGTACATAATACCGTAATGTTGATGAAGTACTTGCACTACCAACATTCCAAACAACCGTAACTTGAGTAGATGACACTGCTGAAACATATCCAAATGTAGCAGTAGGTTTACTACTCGCATCTAGTTCATTAACAGTCATTCCAATAGTAAATCCATAATTAACTGGGTTAACATTACTATCATAAATCTTTTTAGCTGTACTACTTCCATCATGTATAGCAGCTGACGTACTTGCAGCCCCTCTACTAACAGTTAGCTGGGTAAGATTTTTTATAGAACTTATAGTCATTTTTTCAGAATCAACTAATAATTGTTGTCCTACATACATCCCAGTTGTATCAGATACTATAATATCTGTATCAGAAGCATTTAATTCATATTCTATAACTCCTGACAATTCTGTATTACCAAAAGTTATAGTTTGACTAAACCCACTTGGGGTTGAAACTGCTGAAGGCACATTGTCAAAATAAATTGTAGGTTCATTATATACTGTTGCACTACCTCTAGTAGCTGTATTAACAGACCTATTCAATAATGCTGCCATAACACGTTCTCGAATAGCATCGTCTTTCGTCTCTGCTCCTACTGACATATTAAAAACTCTTCTAACCCCATAATCTAAATGGGGTCTTTTTTTTATTTGAAAAGTAAATCCTGTTGCCTCACCTATTAAAACAGCATTTTCTCCCCAAACAGTAGTGTTATTCATTATATGAGATGGTATATCCGATACTAAAACATAAGCAGTTTCAGAACCTGATAAGGCACTTGAACTTGCATAACTTATGAACTGTAATTTTGCAGCGTCCATTAGATAAATATTATCCCCAGTTGTTTTAGCGTCGTCTGCTAAAGTCCCATTTTTAGCTCTCTCCACAGTAATATCAGTCCCATTAGAATTTACAGCGGTGACTTC